CCACCTATTTTTGATATGCATAACTATAGCTATTTAGTGGGGAACTAGATGTAGATATATGGCAAGACCAAAGAAACCAACAAAAATAAAAGAGCTTCAAGGCACTCTTCAACCTTGTCGACAAATCGCCAACGAGATGCAAGTAACTGAGGTTGTTGAGTTGCCAGTTGCTCCAAGTTATTTTGATGAATTTGCTCAAAAAGAATGGGATGTTACAACCAGTGAACTGTCAAAGATTAAAATGCTTCATATTGTTGACCTATCTATCTTGGCTGCTTACTGTTTTGAGATTGGAACTTATCACCGAATAATGTATGAGATGGGCGGCAAATTCACCGAAAGGACTTTTGACAAAGACGGTAAATTGAGGGCTTCTAAGATTGCACCACAATACAAAATCGCTCAAGCTGCTTTGGCAAATGCAATGAAAATTGCTACGCAATTTGGATTTACTCCTAGTTCTCGGGCTTCACTTTCTATGCCAGAACAAGATGAAGAAAAACCTGATGACTTTAATTTCTTTGGATAATGGAACTCAAGGAATGTGAAACTTTTTATTTTGATGAAGCTGCTGCTGATAGGGTGGTGGCTTTTGTTGAAAGACATATTAAACACATTAAAGGTGAGAAGGGCGGTCAGCCATTTCTACTAGAGCCATTCCAGAAAAAGATTGTTCGTGATTTGTTCGGTTGGAAATACCGAGAATCAAACCTAAGAAGATTTAGAACTGCTTACATTTGCTTACCAAGAAAGAACGGAAAGTCAACTCTTATTTCTGCTATCGCTTTGTATATGCTTTGCGCTGATGGTGAGCCATCGGCCGAATGTTATGTTGCGGCTGGGGATAGGCAGCAAGCTGGAATCATATTTGATGTTGCTAGTTCTATGGTGCGTTCTGATAGTCAACTGAATAACAATCTGAAAGTATTTAAAAGCTCTGTAATACACGAAAAGAGCAATTCAGCATTCAAGGCAATCAGTGCTGAAGCAAGTTCAAAGTTTGGTTACAACGCTAGTTTCGTTTGTATGGATGAGTTCTTTGTTCAGAAAGACGCACAGCTCTGGGATGCTCTTACAACTTCGGTAGGTGCTAGAAGGCAGCCATTGACAATAGCAATCACTACTGCTGGTTACAATCGTGAATCTATTTGTTTTAAAACAGAAGAATATGGTCGCAAAGTTTCAGAGGGTGTCATTGAAGATTCAAGTTTCTACTATGTGAAGTTTGCTTGTCCTATGGATGTTGATTGGGACAGTGAAGAAGCGTTGAGGTTAGCAAATCCAGCTCTTGAAAGTGGGGTTGTTAAACTTGACTATCTAAAAAGAGAACAAGAAAAAGCTGTTAAAATGCCAAGCTATGAAAACACATTCCGAATGCTGCATCTCAATCAATGGATGTCATCAGCTTCTAAATGGTTAAGCGATGCGCAATGGATGGAGTGCAACTTTGAGGAGGTAACACTTGAACAGTTTAAAGGTCGGAGAGTTTGGTGCGGACTTGACTTAGCAAGTGTTCGAGATGTTTCCTGTATTGTATTATTAGCAGAGATTGACGAAAAGCTAGTGTGTTTACCTTACTTCTGGACTCCTAAAGAAACAGCATTTGTGAGGAGTAGAAGAGATGGTGTGGATTATATTGGATGGGAAAAAGAAGGATTGATGGAACTCACCGAAGGCGATGTTACTGATTACAATTATATCAAAGAACGAATTAAAGAGATTGCTGAGGTTGTAAACATTCAAGAGATAGCGTATGACCGTTGGAACTCTAGTCAGTTGGTTATTGACTTGGTAAACGATGGACTACCAATGATTCCATTTGGACAAGGTTTTGCTTCAATGAGCGCACCCACAAAAGAACTTGAAAAGATTGTCCTAGCTAAAGAATTAAATCACGGTGGAAACAAAGTGCTTCGTTGGATGTGTTCAAATTTAGCAATGAAAACCGACCCAGCTGGTAATATTAAAATGGACAAAGCAAAGTCAAGTGAAAAGATAGATGGAATGATTTCTCTTGTAATGGCTTTGGGTTCTTATATGAACGGAAACACTACGGAAGAAAACCCTTACGATGACAGAGGTTTCGTGTTCATTTAGGGAAGTGTTTTGTATCTTTGTATTATAGTTTTATTTTATGGGATTATTTGATTTTCTCCGTTCAGAAAAAAGAGATAACGGAAACACTTTTCTAAAAGTCAACTCTCCGCTATTTGGCGCAAATGCTGGGGTTGCTGTTGACAAAAATTCTGCACTTTCTTTCTCGGCTGTTCTAGCTTGTGTTCGTGTTATCTCTGAGAGTATCGGTTCACTACCTATCCACACTTATAGAGTTGAAGAAGATGGAGATAGGAAAATGGACAAAGCGCATCCTGTTTCAAAACTGATTCAAAGACCTAATCAATATCAAACAACTTACAACTTCTTTTCAGTAGCAATGACAAACTTGCTTCTTGAAGGTAATTGTTATTTCTTAATAGAAAGAGATGGAAGCGCACGACCTATAGCATTGATTTATCTTAACCCAGACAAGGTAGATGTAATTCCATTTGAAGGAAACTTATTTTATCAGCACGCTGACTTTGAACAACCGATTCCACAAACCGACATCCTGCACTTTATGGGAACTGGTTTTGATGGTAAAAAAGGAAAGTCAGTTCTTAAAATGCAACAAGACACAATTGGTCTTTCTTTGGGTGCTAATATAACAGCAGCAACTTACTTTGGACAATCCGCTCAAGTGGCTGGTGTATTAAAAACAGACCACAAACTTACTGACGAACAAATACAAAGATTGAGAAACTCTTGGAACACAAGATATCAAGGTCCTTACAATTCAAACAAGACTGCAATATTAGAACAAGGAATGGATTTCAAACCGATTTCTATTAGTGCAAATGATAAGCAGTTGCTTCAATCAAGACAGTTTCAAGTTGAAGAAATAGCTAGGATATTCAGAACTCCACTTTCATTGATAGGACACCTTGAGAAGTCTGCAAATCATAACTCAATAGAACAACTATCAACTGACTTTGTTCGCTTTACTTTGACACCTTACTTAGTACAGTTAGAACAAGAAATGAACATTAAACTTTTTAGAGAGAATGAGTTCGGAGAGTATGAAGTGAAGTTTGACACTAAAGGTTTGTTAAGAGGAGATAGCAATGCAAGAGCGACTTATTATCGTGAAATGATGCAAATAGGAGCTTTGTCAATCAACGAAGTAAGACAAGCCGAACAACTAAACAGAATCGGTGATGAAGGCGATGTTCACTATTTCCCGTTGAACTTTGCACCGATAGGAACAACAGAAGAAAGCAATGACTGATTTTCCAACTAAAGGAGAGGACAAAAAAATTAGTCTTAGAAACTCAAACCATCCTCAGTTTGATTTTGATTTTGCTTCTAATGTAAAAGAACAAACTCCAGAGATTTGGAAAGCTGGAGGAAATATAAGAGGGAATGAAGCTTTCAAGCTGTGGGAAAGAGCAAGGGATGGGGATGATAGTCCTTCTGTTTTAGAGTGGATAAAAGAAAGAGAAGCGTGGATTGCTAGACACTTTGAAGATGGAAAACAATTTGAAGGGGACACCGAACCAAACTTGTCAAACATTGGTGGTGTTGTAGCTCAAATGAAGTGGGGAACGATTGGAGTTCTAGGAGAGCAAGGAATGAAGGATGTTATTTTAGAAATGACAAAAAAGCTAGAGGGTAAAAAAGAAGAAAAGCAGTTGAACGAAACTGTAATGAAAGCGCTTGAAAATAAAGTTGAAGAACACAACGAAAAAGTAAAAGATTTGGATGTTGCTTGGAATCCAAGAGTAACGCTTAACAAACTGGTTAAGGTTATGGAAAGAGGAATCGGAGCTTATAAGACAAACCCTCAAAGCGTAAGACCAAATGTTGGAAGTCCAGAGCAATGGGGTTACTCAAGAGTAAATTCTTTTCTTTTCGCATTAAGAAAAGGAAGGTTTCAAGGCGGCAAACACGATACAGATTTACTTCCTCCGAATCATCCAGTTAGGGAGGAGATGGAAGAAAAACTTATTATAGTTATGGAAAAAGAAAACAGAGATTTAGTAGGCACAATGATAACAGATGGAATCGAGATGCCACTTTACACAACCATTGAAGAAGCAGAAGAAATAGCAAAAGAGATGGGAGGAGAAGGACATCACGAACACACTCTTGACGGTGTTACTTATTATATGCCTTTCAACTCACACGATGAAATAAAAGCTGCTATGGAATCTGAGATAATGGAAGAAAACGACCATATCGAAGGACACGATGAAGAAGATGACAAGCCAATGGGCTATCGTTCTAACCCAAACAAAGAGATAAGAACATTTAATGTTCAAGACTTAGAGCTAAGACAAGAAGGAGATGACAATGTTGTTGTTGGTTATGGAAGCGTGTTCAATACTCTTTCAAACGAGCTTGGTGGTTTTAGAGAGATTATTGCTGAAGGTGCTTTTGATGGTCGCTTAGAGGACGATGTTCGTTTCTTAATCAATCACGATGGACTTCCTTTAGCTAGAACAACAAACGGAACACTTCGCTTATCTACTGATGAAAGAGGTTTAAAATATGAAGCTAGAGTTGCAAACACTTCATTAGGTCGTGACTTAGTAGAGCTAATGAGAAACGGAACAATCAATCAGAGTTCTTTTGCATTTGTTGTTGAAGATGACTCTTGGGAGGTTAGAGATGGAATGAATATAAGAACTATCAACAAAGTATCTCGTTTGTACGATGTAAGTGCTGTCACTTATCCAGCTTATGAAGAAGCATCTGTTGCACTTCGTTCGATGGAAGAATGGAAAAAAACAGAAGAAGAAAAGGTTATGAAAGAGAACCTTGAAAAAGAGAAGGAAGAAAGAGAGAAAGAGGACAAGGATTTAACTAAACGCTCTCTCGCTGAGTTGCGTTTGTCAATCATAAATAAAAAGTAATAATTTTAAAAACTGAAAAAAAGATGAAAACATCTAAATTCTACACAGAGGAGAGAGCTTCAGTTGTTGAAAATATGGAAGCAATCGTTGACTCAGCGAAAGTTGAGGGTCGTGAGCTTACTGATTCAGAAACTAAAGAATTTGATTCTCTAAATGAAAAAGCTGACTCTTTAGAGAGTATGGCTAAAAGAGCTGCTTCATTTGAAGCATTACAAGCAAACAAAGCTGCAAAGTCAGAGCCAGTTTCTGAAGAAAACACACCTTCAGAAATTCGTAATTATTCATTCCAAGAAGCTTTAGCACAAGCTGCATCTGGTAGATTATCTGGATTAGTGAAAGAAATGGACCAAGAAGCTAGAAACGAATCTCGTTACACTGGACAATCTTTCAAAGGTATAGGAATTCCAGCTTCTGTTTTGACTCGTGCTGCTGTTGCTACTGCTGCTGGAAACGCTACTGAAGTGATGCCTTGGACTGACCAATTAGAATCAAACTTAGTTCTTGCTTCTGCTGGCGCAAACTTCTATTCAGGTGTGAACAATATGAAGTTTCCAGTTTTTAGCTCAATCAACTCTGGTTTCGTTGCTGAAACGGGTGGTAATGCTCCTACGGCAAATGGTACTGCTACTAGCGTAACATTAAGCCCAAAGAAACTTATTTCTATCGTGAATGTTTCTGCTGAAGCTATTACTCAAAACGCTTCTATCGAAGCTGCTTTACAAAGAAATATGGCTCAATCCGTTGCATCTGCTTTGGAGAATGCTTTATTAGATACTTCAGATGTTTCAAACGCTCCAGCTTCTATCTTTGCTGATGCTGCTGCTGGCTCAACTGCTGCTGTTTCTGCTTCTTCATTGACTGCTCTTGAAACAACTGTTTTAGGTAACGGCGTACAATTAGAAGGTGCTAGAATGGCTTACTTAATGGACTTAGATGCATACACTGCTGTTAAAAACGCAGTTCAAGTAACTGGTGTGTCTGCTTTGTATGATAACAGAGATAAGACTGCAAATGGATATTTTACATTCATTTCTAGTAATGTTGCTGCTTCTGGAGTAGCTGGAAAAGAACACGCACTTTTTGGAGATTTCTCTAAAGTTCACATTGCTCAGTTTGGTGGTTTAGATGTGATTTATGACATTTATACTAACGCTGGAACTGGTGAACCTCGCTATGTTTTAACTTCTTTGATTGATGGTGATGCAGTACAAAATGATACTGCTTTTGCTACATTGATTGAAGCATAATTGATTTAAATACTGGAGGAGGGTTTCGGCTCTCCTCCATTTTACCAACAAAAGATATGATAACAAATACAGATTTAGGTATTGCAGTAACAACAGGTTATGGAAAGTTGAGGTTGAAAACAGCTCCAACACTTACTCCCGTATCTGTTGCAGAAGCAAAAACACATTTGCGAATTGATAGTTCATTCACAGCTGATGACACTTATATTGAAACGCTTATCAATGTGGCTACTTCTGCTGCTGAGAATAACACGAATCTGGCTTTGATGGAACAATCTTGGTTTTTAGATATTGATGCTTTTCCAGATTATTTTAACTTATTAAAAGGAACGCTAAGAACTTTGACAATAAACTCAATCACTTATTCTGATGAGAACAATGCAAGTCAATCTTTAGCTGCCGCTAATTATTTTGCTGATGGTAGCATAAAGCCAGCAAGAATTTACTTTGCACCAGATGCAACTATCCCAAGTACATACGACAAACCAAATGCTGTAACTGTAGATTTTACTCTTGGATTTAGTGCAGCTTCACAAGTTCCAGCACCTATCAAACAAGCTATTCTTTTGATGGTTGGAACTTATTACGAAACAAGACAAACTGTTAGTGATAGGACTTATAAAGAGATACCACAATCGGCTGAATACTTATTGATGCCTTATCGAGTACAAGGATAATGAACATAGGCAAACTAGATAGGTTGGTAGTGATAAAACAAGCTACATTCACGCAGGATGCTTATGGTGAAAACATTGCAAGTAATTCAACATTAGCTTCTGTTTATGCAAGGTTTGAATTTGAAAAGGGAAAAGTTGGTTATGAAGCAGACACTTTTATTGGAACTGCTCCAGCAAAGATGACAATTCGTTATCGTTCTGATATACAAATTTCTCCAAAACATTATATTGAATACAACTCAAAAGATTGGTTCATTCGTTCTGTTGAGGAGATAGGAAGAAAAGAAGGATTGATTTTAAGAGTAGAAGAAAAAACAACTGACTAATGATTACGCTTGAAGTTGATGAAAAAGAATTGCGCCAAATCCAAAAGGACTTGGATAAACTTCTTCCATTTGATAGAGGTACAAAAACTATTGTGCGCCAAGCAATGAGAAAAGCACTCAAACCATCTGTCAAAAAATTAAAAGGATATTTAAAAGAACATAGAGATAGTGGGGATTTGTATAAGTCTATTGGACTTTTCAATGTAAAAACAGCAAAAAGTAAAGCTCCGATTGTTGGAGTAGGTCCAAGAAAAACATCCACAGGAAAGCAAAATAGTAAACTTCCAACTGGATATATGTATTATATCGAGTACGGAAAAGATGGAAAAGCTGGAGAGAGATATTTAGATAAAACTTTGAAAGAAACAGGTCAACAAGTTGCAAATTCAATCATTCCAAGTTTGAGAGGTATTATTGATAGAAGATTTAAAAAGAAAGGTTTATAATGGATATAGGAAAAGCAATAAGTTCTATATTGAGAAACACTGCTGGAGTTTCTAACTATGTTGGTTCTAGGATATTTCCTCAAAAGATACCATTTGGAGAAACTATGCCAGCAATTACTTATTTTATAATTGACACCACTCCTAACAATACAAAGAACGGAGTTTCGACATACGACTATGTAAGATGCCAGATAACTTCTTTCGGCACTACTTACGCTGAAGCTCAAGACTTATCTGCTGAGGTTAGAAATGCTTTAGATTATAAGACAGGAACAGTCGAAGGAGTCGAGATAGACAAATGCTTCTTTGAAGATGCTAACGATGTTTTCGATGATAAATTTGGAGATGACGGAATCCACTATGTAGCAATGGATTTCAGATTTAACATAAATAGATAAGATATGTATAAAGTAAAAATAAAAAAAGACATCGAGTGTAGAGGTATTGAATATAAGAAGGGCGAAACTTACGAAGTACCTAGAACTGTTCGAAACTTTCTAAACTTTCACGATGCAATAGACACAACGAAAAAAAAATCTAAAAAGAAGGACACCCCTTCAGACTTAGACATTAGCTAATAATTAATAACTAAAAAAAAAAGAAAAATGGCTATTTTTAACGGAACGGATTTAATCCTAACAGTTAGCCCGTCAAGTGGGGGGTCTAACGCAAAATTAATGCACGCTACAAGCTGCTCTTTGTCAGTGAATGTAGATGCAATTGACACATCAACAAAAGACTCTGGAGGTTTTAGAGATATTATAGGAGGACAAAAGTCTTTCTCACTTTCTGCTGATGGATTGATGGACTTCGCTGGTGTTGCTGCTGACACTGAACCAGATGAATTGTTTACTCAAATGATGGCAAGAACTTCTGTAACTTTTGTTTTTGGCTTGGCTTCTCCAGCTTCTGGTGATTACACTTATAGCGGTTCTGGTTTCATAACTTCTTTAGAGATGACAGGAGGAGTAGAAGATGCTCCAACTTATTCAGTATCTATTGAAGGGACTGGAACATTAACTCAAAATTCTATTTAATTTATTTCGTTGGTGGGGATGGGCTTCGGCTCTCTCCATCAACTTAACTTTTAAAACCAACGAAAAATGTATGAAGTTATATTACTCAACGAAAAAGACTATCCGATTAGATTCGGAATGAACGCTCTTAGAATTTATTGTAAAAGAACAAACACAAGTTTGCAAGACCTTGACAAGTTAGGTCAAGATATATCTTTAGACGATGCCTGTCAGCTTATCCTTGCTGGATTGCAAGACGGAGCAAGAGTAGCTGGAAAAGATTTTGATTTGACAATTGAGGATATTGCAGATATTTTAGATGAGGACTTCGAAGCACTACAAAAGTGTTTTGATGTATTCGGAGAACAGTTTTCTGCAAAATTCAAAGACGAGGGAAACGAAAAAGAGGAGAAAAAAACTCCTCAAAAGAAAAAATAGATTGGGATGATTTGGAAGCCATTGCATACGGTTTTGGCTTACTCCCAAAAGAGTTTTGGAGCTTAACATTTCACGAGTTCTTTCTATTGCAGAGAGGTCGAAATGAACAACTTCAAATGAAAGAAAGGTTTGAATGGGAAAGGACAAGATGGCTGGCTTGTTTGATTTTACAGCCACACAAAAAGAAAAATTCCAAGCTAAACCCAACCGATTTGGTGAGGTTTGAATGGGAGAAAAAAGAAGAAAAAATGGAACTCGAAAAACGCAAAAAAGCTGCTGAATATGCAGTCAAAAAGTACAAAATCGAGATTCCAGAAAACAACGAAAATGACTAAAAACCCTTATCTAGTAAATTTGCTCTAATAAAAGAACTAAACTTTTTAGGGTATATATACGACAGACGGGTGATAATTGCTTAAATGCGCTAAAACAACGCTTAAAACGAACGCTTAAAAACGCTGAAAATGGCTGGAAAAAGACTCTCGATTGCGCTAACTTTGAACGATAAACAGTTCCAAAGTGGACTTAGAAAGGCAACTCGCTCAATGACTAAATTCGGTAAGTCAATGCAGCGAACTGGTCAAACTTTGTCAAAGTCCTTAACGCTTCCAATTGCTGCTCTTGGTGTTGCTTCAGTCAAAGCATTTGACGCACAATCAAAAGCGGTTGCACAAGTTGAGGCTGGTTTGAGGTCAACAGGACAGTCTGCTGGATTTACTTCTGAACAACTGCAAAAATTAGCCGCTGACCTACAAGCAAAAACTTTGTTTGGTGATGAAGTTATCTTAAAAGACGCAACTGCTCAACTTTTAACTTTCACAAATATAACAGGAGAACAATTTGAAAAAACTCAAATTGCTGCTCTTAATTTAGCGACTAGACTTGATGGTGATTTGAAAAGTGCTTCAATCCAATTAGGAAAGGCATTAAATGACCCTGTCGCAAATCTTTCCGCATTAAGTAGGGCTGGTATTCAATTTTCAGTAGAACAGAAAGAAACAATAAAATCTCTTGCGGAAACTAATCGACTAGCAGAAGCTCAAAATATAATACTTCAAGAACTTGAAACGCAATTCGGAGGGGCTGCTGAAGCTGCTGCAAAAGCTGGATTAGGACCATTTCAACAATTGCAAAACGAATTGAGTGATGTATCAGAGGAGTTTGGGAAACTGATTGTAGAAAACATTGAACCCCTTAAAACTTCGCTTCAAGATTTAGCTGCTAACCTTAGAAGTTTAAGCGAAGAACAAAAACAGACTATTATCAAAATAGCTGGGATAACTGCTGTTGTTGGTCCTTTGCTAATAATTTTAGGCAAACTTGTTACATCAATAACTGCTGTTGGAAAAGCATTGATTTTCCTTTCTGCAAATCCGATGGTTGTATTTGCTTCTGCTGTTGCTGGTCTTGTTGGATTGTTAGGTTTCGCAATTTTAGACTTTGAAAGCTTTATCAAAACAGCTCTTAGTTTCGGAAAAGTAGGTCAAATTGTTGCAAAAGCAATTATCAGAATCAATGGTGCTTTAGGTAAGAATCCAGCCGAAATGCAAGCGCAGCTTCTTATGATTGATGTTTTGGGTAAGGAACAAGAGAAGCTTGCTGACTCAATGGAGGACACAACAGGCAAAATTGAAGAACAAAAAGAATCTATTGACAAACTAGTTAAATCAATGGGAGAAATGCCTACCGCTCCCATTGGTGTTAGTGGAGATGGGATGCAGTCAACAGGGATTTTGAATTTTGAGCCAAAAGCTGCTGGACCTGTTCCACTTTCGGAGGATGCTTTAGACACAACACCAATTGAATCTTATGCTGCTGGATTGACAGACTTACAGATTAAAATGCAAGACACAGCAAATTCTTTTGAGAGAGCTTTTCATTCAATGGCAGTTAGTGCAGATGCTTCTTTTGGAGATATGGCTGCTGCTGCTGGAAATGCTGCAAGACAGATTATTAAAACTCAAATTGCGGAAGCGACAGCCTCTTATGCTGCTAAGGTTTTTTCAAGTGTACCTTTTCCGTTTAACTTAGCTTTAGCTGCTGCTGCTGGAAGTGTTGTTGGTAGTTTATTCAACAAAATTATTCCTCCGTTTGCAGATGGTGGTATGGTTAGCGGAGCAACACTTGCAATGGTGGGTGAAGGACCAGGAACAAGCGCAATCAATCCAGAGGTCATTGCTCCGCTAGACAAGTTACAAGGTATGATTGGAAACGCTGGAGGACAAGTTGAGGTTGTAGGTAAAATAAGCGGCTCTGATATATTACTAGCAAGCGATAGAGCAAGAGGAAACAGAAACAGAACAAGAGGTTACTAATGGCACTAAGAAGAACAGCAGAGTTTCAAAACGACAAAGGGATTCATTACAAGCTAGAAATTTACGATAGCGCACTTGGTAGCCCCTCAGCTTTAACTTTACAGCTTGGAGCTAGTGGATTTGAACTCAAGTATGAAGCAGAAGATAGGACACGCTTTTCGGGTGTAATTCCTTCAAGTTGTAAATTTACTATAGTCCCAAGAAATAGCTCGGAGCAAGCTGTCGTTGATGATATTGCTGCTGCTGCTTATGGTAGGTTTCAACTAAAGATTCTCAAGTCTAGTGATGGAGTTTCATTTAATAACTATTGGGTCGGGAATATTTTAAGTGATGTAAGTTCAAGACAAAACTTATCTTTTCAAGCTGGAACACAACAAATAATAACAGCAACAGATGGACTCGCTGAACTTGTTGATGTTAAATGGACAACGGGAAACACTTATCTTGATGGAACGACTTACAGATTTTTACAAATCATTTTAAATATCCTAAGAGATACAGCTATACTTAATACATCACAATACTGGGGAGCAACTGACAACTTTTTACAAACTCAAGTAAACTGGTACACAGGACAAATGCCAACACCAGCAGCCGATAAAGACCCCCTTTTCTTTTCTGGAATTAGACGAGATGCGCTTGACAAAGAAGAAAATCAAGTTTTTGTTCCCATTGATGCGTTTACTGCTTTAGATAGAATTATGAAGTGCTGGGGAGCAAGATTAATCTTATCAGACGGAATGTGGAGAGTAATACAGCCGAATGGATATTCAGACACAAATTATGAGCGAACTTATAGAAAAGGAAATACAACTGTAATTTCTAGCAGCGCAGTTCAATTAAAAACAAATGCTGGAGTTGTTTTAGGAGGTGGGACATTTGACTCACTCCATCCTGTACAAACAGTTCAGATGTATTATGACTTACTTTACAACTTGCAACTTTGTAATTTTAGCGTCCCACTTTGGATGACAAAGGTGGGGGCTGGTCCAGGAGGGAATCCCAAAGACAATCCGCCAACAACTGACGTATATGGAGGGAGTAGCAATGTGAATCAAGGGACAACGGGTATTTTTGAACAATCTCTTGGGGTTATTTCAGCGCAAACAGGAGCTACAATAGAATGGAATCTATTATTCAGACCTCAGCTAGTTTATTATAATGGAGGTTACATTGTTGGAGGTGTAGCGAATACCGCTCTTACTAATGACTGGAACACTAGCAAAGCAGCTGCTGGTTTAGGTGGTTTTGCTGGAACTTTAAAATGCAATCTGAATCTCAGACTGAAACTCGTTGGAGATAGTGGCACAACATACCATATCAATATGACTTCGGGGTCAAATGGTTCGACTCATCAATGGACTACTGGAGCGAATGCTGGTTTGCCTTCTATATTTGAGGGTACTTTATCTGATTATGAAAACCCAACAAGTTCGTCTTATAATTTACAGCCACGAGCAGGAAGCACACAAGATATTCCAGAGTCGGGAGAGCTTTTTTTGACTGGATTTGGGCGGTTTAACTGGGTTGACCCACAAAACAGTTATGATGCTACAACTGATGAGATTAGACTATCTAATGCTTTGATGCCAAATCAAAACAGTTCAATCATTAAAGGTTTAGCACTTGGAATGGATAAGCCAGATGGAACTAATTATTATGTGAGATACTTAGTAGACAATAACCAAGTAGCTCAACAGCTTATCTCTGCTTCTCAAGGTACATCAATCTCGAACTCAATTTTGGAACTCGATTCAGTAAACTTAGGAAGCGGGCCTACAGCACAAACACCTACAAGAATTATTACTTTCGATGCTGCTGGAAATGGAGACGATGGAACTGCAATAACTTGGCAAGTGTTCCAAGAAACGACAGGAGATGGAGAAACGGGAAGCATCACAAAAATACTTTGCAAAGAAATACTTGCTGGGAGAAAAACGGGCGTTGATGTTTACAACGGTTCATTACAAACGAATACAGCTACTAATTACGAATATCACCTCGCTTTTGACAATATTTCTTCTTCCAGAGTTTATGTCCCTAATGATATAACATATAATGCAAATGAAGGAATCTGGGATGGTCAATGGATAGAAACAGATTTGGACGCTAGCGGTCAAAGTTATACTTCGGATGACATTGCTCCTGGTACAGATGAAAACGCAACCGTAACAACTGAATGGTAATATGCAAGCATCAACTTACAATAGAACTTTGGTAAACGATTCTCTGGCTTATGTAACAGAGCCATCAGGAGGTAGCACGAGTCAATCACAACTTGCCGTTGCTGCTGGAAATAAAATAGTCGCAAAAAGTGGAGAAAAAGTTTTTTTATTTACAAAATACTCAAACCTTCTTTATGAGTTGACTTTGACTGCTGACTTAGGTAGAACCACAACTTGCAGCTTTAGCTCGATTGACTTTGATGACATAGTTGAAGCTGGGAGCGTAATTTTGATGCGACAAGAACCTAAATTCGACAAAATCAACAATACGGATTTATACTTTCAACAATCCTTATATTTAACAACTGGCACAAATGGAAACGACTATCTTTCAGCTTTTGGAACATCCTCCTTCACCGTTAACAGTGGCGCACAGTTAGCAGACGGAAACTCCAAACCAAATAGATGGGCCTCACAATTTGGAATATTTGTAGCCCCGTACGCTTGTTCAATTAAAAAGATAAAAGGATGGTCAAGCTCTGATGCTGGAAGTGGAGATAATGCTGTTGTATCTGTTTGGTATGCTTCACCAAATGCTGGAACAACTACAAATATTACAATTGAACTTCTTAAATCATTCACTCTGACAAGTCAAAACAATCAAAACCACATCTTTGATATCGAGGATAATCCAGCTAGCGGATACCCTTTAGCTGAAGGAGATTTTGTTTTTGTAAGTATTAAAAGAACAGGAACTAAGTCTGGTGGTGTAAAATGGTATGCTGACATTGGTTTTTGTGTAGAAATGTTTAAAAACCCAATATAATGAAAACACTACTCAAAGAGTGCAGCGATGTACTCACATTAAATATAACAACTCTTGCAATTTCATTCACTCAAGTTGAGATGCTTTTGAAGATTGTGCTTTTGCTTTTATCTATTATATATACAGCAGATAAATTAATTAAAAACCAAAAAAACAAATAAGATGAAAAATTTGATTTGCAAAACGATTTATTATTTGACTTTTAAAAAAGTTTGTTTCGGTATCTGTAAAAACTGCAAGAAATAATGGAGGAGATATTACAATTGATAGAACGATACGGACTGACTCTGATTTTATTGCTTGGTAGTTTATATGCTCTTTACAAGTTTTTTGTGTTTAGTATTTACGAAGTCAAAGGAGAGTTCTCAAAACATCACGAAAACGCTGCTAAGGATATGCAATATGTTAAAAGTAAAATTGACACTATTCTAGAGTTCATTAAAAAAAATAGTTAAATGGCAAAAGGTATAAACTTCACTCATCGTGAAAAACCTAAAAAGAAAAGAAAAGGAATCCACTCCAAAAACAAAAGCCGAACCAAAGGTTGTAAGCAATACGAAAAAAGATACAACGGTCAAGGTAAATAACATAGTTGTAATTTGGTGTTAATGGAATTGATTGTTTTAAGAATATCAAGTCAAGCTGATTCTACAAGTGGACTGCTGTTTGAGAAAACAGACTTAGGATTAAATTTTCTTTGTTATACTTTAGAGGATGAGAGAAGGGCTTTAAAGGTTAAAGGAGAAACAAGAGTTCCCGAAGGCATCTATAATATAGAGTTCAGAAAAGAAGGGGGGTTCAATGCAAGATATTCTAAAAAATATCCTTCTTTTCACAAAGGTATGCTTCAAGTTATGGATGTTCCCAACTTTCAATTTATATTGATTCATCAAGGAAATACAGATGAACACACCGCTGGGTGTCTTTTGGTTGGCGATAGTCAAGAGAATAACATTATAATAAAAGATGGATTTATTGGAAAATCAGCAAACGCGTACAAAAGAATTTATCCCTTAATAGCAAAACAACTAGAACTTGGAAACAAGGTAACAATACAATACAAAGACTATGCTTAACAATTTACTAGGTGGATTATTCACCACTTTATCTAAACAAGCATCTACAATTATAGATGAAACAGTTACCACTAAGGAAGAAAAGTGGAAACTCAAAAACGAATTTCACAAAATACTTATTGAAAGCGAAAAGTCAGCTCAACAAGAGGTTACAAAACGCTGGGAAGCTGATTCCAAAGCTGGATGGCTACCAGCAAACATCAGACCACTTACATTAATATTTTTGACTGTTATGTTTGTAATAATGTCAATTTTTGATGGAAATATTGGAAATTTTACTATTGACGATGCTTATAAACCAATTTATCAAACTTTACTTATTACCGTATACGGAGCTTACTTTGCTGGTCGTTCGATTGAGAAAGTAAAAAAGAAACAATGAAAAATCAGAAGCGATACCGTCTAAGTGAAGATGAATGGCGATTGATTGATGATTATAGACAAGACAAAGAAAACAAAGCACTACTAGCAAAAGAATGTAACGAAGCTGGAATAGATGTCGGCTCTGTTCATCACTATTGGTATAAGAGCAAACGATTCTCAATATTTGCCAAGCCAAATGAGTTTTCAAGAGATGATTTTCTAAAAAGCATAGAGGACCTAATTTCTAATTATTCACCTTCTTATCCTTCTATTGACTATCCTAAACGAAAAGAAGGACACCTTTTGGTAATAAACCCAGCCGATGTTCACATTGGTAAATATGCTGATGCTTTAGAAACAGGGGACACATATAATGTTAAAACAGCTAGAAAACGCATTTTAGACGGTGTGAGAGGCATTATCTCCAAGTCTGAGGGGTTCACCATTGAAAAGGTGTTGTTTTGTATAGGAAACGATATTTTGCACACCGACAATACAACAGGAAGCACCACAAAATTAACAAGACAAGACACCGATGGAAAATGGTATCGACACTTCACAACAGCTCTTGAGGTATATGTTAAGTGTGTTGAGATGCTTATGAACATCGCTCCTGTTGATTGTGTTCACTCAATGAGCAATCACGATTATATGAGTGGATTCCACTTAGCGCACGCTTTGAAGTCTTGGTTTCGAAATACGGATTCAGTAAGCGTGGATGATTCGCCTATTCATAGAAAATACTATGTTTACGGATCAAGTTTGATTGGACTTACTCACGGTGACGGTGCAAAATCAAACAATCTTGCTTTGCTTATGGCTCAAGAGAAGCCAGAGCTTTGGGCAAAGACTAAACACCGATACTGGTATCTTCACCACATACACCATAAGCAACGATTTAAATATTTAACGAGCTTTGATGAAATTGCAGTCACTTTAGAATTTCTTAGAAGCCCTAGTGGTGCGGATGCTTGGCACTATCAAAAGGGATATACTGGAAGCCCTAAAGCTGTTGAAGGTTTTATACACTCAAAAGAAAATGGTCAAATTGCGCATTTAACTCATATTTTTTGATACATTTGCGCTGTTTTTGGTAAATTAACAAGTTTTTCATTGTTTTTGTATTGATTTGGGGCTTTTTAGCCCCTTTTCTTTTTTTATTTTTATAGTTATTAACAGCCATTCTTATCTAGTATTGTTAATTATTTTATAATTTATTCAACTTTTTTTTGTTGAAATTCTTGTGTAATTGGTTGGGAGTGCATATATTTGCTGCATAATTATTAACAAAAACAACAAAACAATGAACGATTATCAAATTGAATTAGCAGTAATGAGATTACACTTACAAGAGCAAAAAGAAGAAGCAGAGAAGAAAGCTCAAAGAGAATTATCAGAGTTAGAAGTTATTGCAAAAACAAACGACAACCTACAAAAGCCAATCGGTGAAACTTACCCAGATGGCAGACCAATGAAAGGACTTATCTTAACCAACAAAGAATAGTCAAAACTAAACCCACCGCCCCGCACTGAAATAAATGCGGGGTTTTTGGGTGCAGGGCAACGAAGCCAAGCACTAAAACAACAAAACAATGGATTTAACAAATTACACAAAAACGGAACTACAAACAGTATTATCAAAAGTTAGTGAGATGCTAGTTATACAAGTTTGTAACAGCTTTAATTTATCGCACGATGAACTAAAGGAGCTAAAAAATCAAATATTAATAGAACTTAAAAAAAGATAATAAGTAAAAAACCTCACCGCCCCGCACTGAAATAAATGCGGGGTTTTTGGGTGCAGGGCAACGAAGCCAAGCACTAAAACACAAAACAATGACAAACGATTTAATTTCAAGTTTGTTCTTCAATCCTAAAGAAGAACTAAAAACAAGAACTCTCAACGCTGATATGGTAGAAGCTACAATCAATCAGCTAATCGCTGAACTTAAAGAACAAGAGATGCGAAACGCTGAACTTATAAAAGTTTACAAGCAAGAAAATGATTTGACTGATTTAGCTATTACAGAAGGAGTAAACAAAGGACTTCAAATAGCATTGATTCACTTGCGTAAATTGAACGCTGATATATTATTTAAACAAATCAATTTGAATATAAATGAAAACGATTAAGAACTTTTTATGGAACAACGCTGGAGCAATATTTTGTTATACAGTGGCTGCATTAGTTTTTTTAGGAATTATTGCAATGGATTTAGTAGGAATTTTAAATATCAAGATGTAATGAAAAAGATTGTAGAAGATGTAAAATCGAAAGGTGGATTTGACTCTCAATGGGGTTATTTTTACAAGTTTATTATCACTTTTGAAGATGGAATAATTGCTGAATATCTTAGCAAATCAGAAAAACAAAATAAGTTTGTAGCTGGTCAAGAGATTGATGTTGAAGTTACTCAAAGAGAATATAATGGTAAAACAATCAACAAAGTAAAACCCGTTTCAAACTTTCAAGGTACACAAAGACAAGCTCTTAAAAGTGGCAACAGAGATGAGCTTATTGTAAAACAAAACGCTCTCACAAACGCTTGTAATGTGATTGGAGAAGCTGATGTTGCAAAGATTATTGAAGTTGCTGAGGTGTTCTCTGATTGGGTTCTAAAAGGCGAAAAACCAACCTCAACAACTAAAAACGATTTACCGTTCTAATGAATAGAAAAGACACATATTTAACAGAGGAGGGGCTGGAGTTTGAGTTTACAGTTTGGGAGGACTCTGGTGATTATCACACTCCAGCTTATTACTCTGTTGAGATTGACAAAATAATTTATAAAAACACTGATGTTTCAGATTTACTTTTCAATATTGCTGATGAGTATGTGGATAATATCAGAAGAAAAATAGAAGATAATGAATAATTTGAGCGACAGATTAGAAACAATCCAAGAGGAAATAAAGAAAATAAAGTTTATTGCTGAAGAACTTGCTGATATTCCTTTTGGTTCAATTGACCAAAGTTCAAGAAAAAGAATGCACGCACTTGCAAGAACTGCTGCTGCTGCTTTTGTAACTTGCGAAATTGGATTGAATTACGACCAAGCAAAATATTATTTTAAAAGACACAGGACTTCTTTTTATCACTACAATAAGAAGCATTTATCTTATATGGAAAATCCAAAGATTTATCCAGAATATTACGAATTTTATACAAAACTAAGAGATTTGTATTTGAATAATAAAGAAAATATTTTTAAATCTAAAAGAACTTACGACTTTTACCAAGAGATAGAAAAAGCACGACAGCAACAAAATGCTATTGAAAGAAGATTGAAAAAACTTAATGAAGAAGCAAAACTTTTGGGATTGTGAAAAAGATTCTAGTCAAAAAAAGTAGCAACTTCACTACGATTAACAATGAGTTCATCTTCAATAAGGATATGAGTTTGAAAGCAAAGGGTTTATTGTGTCACTTGTTAGCACTTCCAGAATATTGGGATTTGTATGTAGAGGAGGTTGAGAAGTGGCACAAAGACGGTAAGAAAGCTATTTACAGCGCATTTAAGGAACTTTCACAGCTTGGATATATAGAAAGACTACAAAAAAGAAATAAGGGCTTATTTAAGGGTTATGAATATATAGTTCACGAAGTACCGTTTACCCAAAAACGGGAAACCGATAAACGGGATGCCGAAAAAGCACCACTATTAAATACTAATATTAAATTAAATACTGATATAATTAAAAAAGAGGTTTTTGATTTTGAAGAATTAGAAGAATTAAATGTTGAGGTATGGAAAAAGTGGAGAGCATATAGAAAAGAAACATTCCGTTTGACTTATAAACCAATAGGAGAAAAAGCAGCGATTGGAAAGCTAATGCGACTTTCTCAAGGATGCCACGAAGTGCAAGAACAAATCATTCAGCAATCTATTGAAAACGGATGGAAAGGTATTTTTGACCTTAGAGAACAAAAACAATCAAAAACTAAGAGCGCACTTGACAACTGGCAGAAAGCTCGTAATATTATAAACAATGGATAAAAAACAACAAATTTGGTATCGTTGGAAGAACGAACTACCTAAACTAAAAGAAGATGCTGTTGACATACTTTCTCGTACATACTTGGAGATAGGACAAAAGCCAAGTGTTGAGGACATTGTTACAATGGCAAACATCCTAGTGGATGACTTAGCCAATAACAATCAATTCAGTACAATGACAATGGAGGATGTTTCAAGGGGTTTTAGAGAGGGCGTGAGAGCTGGAGATGAAGCAAGTGTCTTTCTGAATGTAAGGACTTGGAATATATGGCTACGAAAAGAAAAGCAAAAGGTTGCAAAAAAAGTAATTGAATTACACAAGCAACAAGAACTAGAAATTATTGAGAACGCTCGTTTGTTGGGCGCAACTATTAACAAAGCAAAATTATTAAAATGAAAAAAGGACAATTAAAACTCGAAACAGTTAGGATTTTGGAGTCGGTATGCAAACACATACTTAACAGCAAAAATGACTATGACACACAAGACTTGAAAGCATTGCTTTCGGAAGCTCTTGCTTATTATGATTTATATCTTTTGAAGAAAAACAACAAAAAAATCGAAGCTGCTAAATTAGAAAGCAAACTTGTTCCAAAATGGGAGGAGGGTTTAAGAACAAGAATAAGAGAGTATTTTGATGAGGTATGAAAGCAAAAGATAAAGTAAAAATATTACTTACCAAATATCCACACTTTAGAGATTCGGATAATAAATTGATTGCTGCTTATTGGTTTGAGGAAATAAAGAGAAAAGGATTGAATCCAGATGAAATGAATGGAATGGAGTTCCTTCATTTATTTGCTGACTCTAAAATTACAAACCCAGAAACTATAAGAAGGTCAAGGGCAAAACTACAAGAAGAAGATTCATCTTTAAGAGGTAAAAATTACTCAGTAAGAAAAGGAGCAATTCAAGACAAATGGAGAAAAGATTTAGGATATAATGGCAAAAACAACAACAGCCAAACTCAAGGCAAAGCTAGACAAGCTCTTTAGTGAATACATAAGGAAAAGAGACAGCGACCATAGAGGGATATGCAAGTGCATTAGTTGTGGCAAAGAAGCTCCAGCTTTTGGGGGTTCTATCCACGCTGGACACTTTATGAGCAGAAGGCACTTAGCAACAAGATGGGATGAAAAGAATGTGAACGGACAGTGTGCGGGGTGTAATACTTTTCGCGGGGGTGAGCAGTATAGACAATCAATTGGAATAGATAGAAAGTGGGGAGAAGGAACTTCAGCAGAGCTAGAACAAAGGGCGCACACAGTTGTAAAACTATCAAGAGGAGATTATGAAGAAGCAATCGAAAACATTAAGCAAAAGATTAACGAACTCAATTAACAATGAGGTGTTAATATTTTTTGACCTTAACGATTGGATTATAGAATCAATATTTTATATTAGCGACAATGACAAAGATTAGCACAATATTTGAAGGAGGAATTGCTAAAGTATCAACCCTTGCAGATGGCTCACTCTCATTAACGATACACACACAAGAGCTTCCAGAAGAAACAATGATGCGACTATTTAAGCTAAGAAAAAAGCCAGGAATGGTTCTAATTAGTTCGGATGGTATAAGCAAGCAAGAAGTTGAAGAAGTAGAAAAGTTTACAAGTGATTTTGAGGTTGGCGGCAAAACTCCAAGCCAAAGACTTAGAGCTGTTTTGTATAGAGTATGGGAACAAACAGAGCAGACTTACGACTTTCCTATTTGGTACGAATCACAACTCGAAAGAATAATCAATAAATACAAAGCAACTCTGGATGCCTAGACGAACGCTCTCTCAACTGATTTGGAAAAGCACTAAAAACGGAGCTGAGTTGAGATTGCCTAGAATTATAAATACAGATATAAACTTTCAATTGATGTTCGGAGAAGCAGAAAGCCACAACGAACAAACACAAAGAGAAACAACCAACGCTGAAAAATATGAGTGTAGAACTTATCAAGACATTGAGCATTTTAAGAAATTTGTTTAGAATTACAATGGGGGTTGTTATGCTTTTCATAATGCTTCCTTTTGTCGTGGTGTGGTTTAGTTTTTTATTCCTTAAATTTGTGATTGAATATGAAGTTGAAAGCAGTCCTAGAAGTTAGCATTATTATTCAAGAAGATGAAACTGTTGAAGAGGCAAATTCAAGAGTTATTGATAAGCTGATTGAAGTTGTGGATGAATGGATAAATGATAAGGATGGATTGACACCTTATATAAAGATTGAATATGATGTGGATTTTGAATACATCAAAGAAATAAAACTATTGAACTGATGCCAAAGCTACCAAAGGGAAAACCTAAGAGCTGGATTGCTAATAGTAAAAAGAAAACACGATTCACTGAAAAGCACATTTCAGAGAACTCTAACTTTTATAACAGTAGTGCTTGGCGCAAAGTTAGAAAAGCCTACTTCTCAATGAATCCGATATGCAAGTGGTGTGAAGAAGAAGGAAGGGTGACTGAGGGAAAGATTGTGGACCACATTGTCGAGATTAAAGATGGAGGCGATACATTAAGCTTTGATAACTTACAAACGCTTTGTCAAGTACACCACAACCAAAAAACTGCTTGGGCTAAAATGAAAAGAAGAAATGAAGAAAAGTAAATACTATTATGACTATACAAGGAACACTGAAACTCTTTTAGTAGATGAAAGAGTCCCTTATTATTACAAAGGTAAACAAGGATATGAGGCAAGGAAAGTGTGTGATAACTTTGATTTAACTTATCACTTAGCAACTGCTACAACTTACATTATCCGTAGCTATCATAAACACGACACACCTATTGACTGTTTGAAGAAAGCAATAGCACACATTGAATTTGAAATAGAAAAGTATGAACAAGACAATAAATAGGATAGTCTGGGAGATATTCATTGAAGAAACAATGGGACAAGCTAAGTCTGAGCTATACA